ACTTTTCCTGCAAAATCTTCTCAAAGGTCCTGCGAGCAATTTTGATGCAATCATCGTAAAACGCTGCTTCCTGCTCATCGCGGCGTTTTTTTTCATCTTCAGAAACCATCAGCACCGACAGTTTTTTATTCAGTTCAGTGATTTCATTTTCCAGGCAACTTATGCGCTGATTCATTTCTTCATGGTTCATCGTCTACTCTCCCCGCGCCGCCTTACGCCGGTCTTCTTTAATTTTGAAATACAGGTTCGTCAGGTACGTCAGCAGACCAAACAGCAGACTCCCCAGCACGCCTATTGCCACCCACTGGGACGGAGAGACTTTGTCCAGCAGCTGCAGTAACCAGTATCCCGTCCCCACCGCTGACGTGGTGTATGACACACCTGTTGTGATTTTTTCCATCTGGTACATACCCCGTCTCCCGTTATCCGGAAGCTGACAACAATAAAAAAGCCACCCGTTAATTACTGATGGTCCTGATACCTCATACATCAGAAAAATAATTCTGCTCTATGGTTTACATTCAAAATTATCATTTATACTTTTCAGAACATCACCAGCAAGGCATAAATAAGGAAACTAAATGAAGTGGATTGTGATTGACACAGTTATCCAGCCATCACGTGGAATATCTTTTTCAGCCATATGGAGTAAAATAAAATTAATAATCTGGTATCAATCGGATGTTTTCTTACCTCCTGAAAGTATATTTACGCTGACTCACACAGGTATCGTACTCAATAACAAAGTGCTACCTGTAACCATTTACAACGTTGTACCATTCAATAAAAGATTCTGGGATTTAATCAAAAACAGCCAGGAATGCCCTGCAAATTCAGATAACGTATTTAATGAATGCTTTAATAACCGTTGCATTCTGCAAATATGCCCCTACGGACTAAAACGACACAGGCCATAATAAGTTTACGCATGTCTGATAGAATCTGTAGAACCTGTTTATATAAAAAGCCCCTCAGGAGAGGGGCATGCTTGCATGGTGCCGGGTGCCTCCCGATGAATTCAGTATCAGTACCCGAATCAGCATAATAAAGGAGCAGAACAGAAACATACATCACTCATATGCCCACCACCCGGGGGGATCCACCATGCAAATTTTTTCTAACAAAAGCTCCGTCAACCAGCAATGCCCAATCAACTTAATTGTGATGGATTTAACATTTCACGTCTGTGTATTTTTTACACTCTTCAGCAAAGGCAACACCATTATCACCATCCCCGCCACCAGCACACCATCTGCCAGTACCGACATCAGCCGTCCGGTGAAATCCACTGCCACTACCAGAAACAGCAGGATGGCAGCCAGCACAAGGCGCGCACTTTTCACAGGTACTGCTCCAGTGGTAGCTGCAGCGCCTGAGCAATTTTCTTGAGCTGTGCTTCTTCATCCGGACCAATACCATCCTGGTCAGCGATATCCAGACACAGGCACAGCACATTAACTGCGTCATCAGTACCTGCAATATCAGCCAGCTGGCGGAGGGCTTCGGCATTGGCAGAACGCGGCGATGCTTCATAACGGGCGCGGATATTTGCACTCATTTGTGCAATCTCACCCGAGAACGGCGCAAAGGCAGGAAGTGCTGCAATGGTTTTCTCCAGTACCGCGATTTCTTTCGCGTCACAGGTGCCGTCAGCATATGCAATGGAATACGCACCCCAGACGGTCGCCTCCACTGCATCGCGATTCTCCATCTTCTTCACTTCGGTAATGGCCTTGCGTGTTTTCTTTTTGAAAATACCAAACATCGTGACTTTTCCTTTTAGTGGGTGAGCCTGCGCCCTGGGGTGACCAGCCCACAGAGAAAGTCACACTGACCATCCCGTAAGCTCACCCCTGAAAGGCTCTGTGGTTTTTGATATGCGCCGGGCGTGGCGCGGATATGAAAAAGGCCCGCCGCAGCGAGCCTGTTTTCAATGAGTGCAAAATTCAATTATTCTTGAGTAACACTTAAACTCATCTCATTGAATGCAGCCATCCTGTAACCTGCCGGTGTAACACCAAAATAACTCCTGAATACGCTGATAAAATAAGATGTAAAATTATAGCCGCACTGGGCAGCGATTCTGTTGATGGCGCAACGAGATTGATTCAACAGCATTGCTGCCATTCTCATTCTCTCTGTAAGCAACAACTCACTGAAACAGGTGCCTTCTTCTTTCAGTCTTTTTTTTAACAAACTTTCACTGATACATAACCGCGAAGACACATCTCTCAGAGTCCAGTTTGCTGCAATGTCCGTGCGAAACAATGCACTAAGCCTGTCACTAATATTGCTAATACACGCGGTCAGAAACGACGAAAACATTTTCTCTGATGAGAAAAACGCCAGACACGAAAAGGAAAGCATTTCCGCTAAATTGTCCGTATGAATCTTTTCCTCACAAAGATAATCAATCAGGATGCCCATCAATTCTGCCTTGGGAAAACTCACGCAAAGATATCGTGGTATTTGCCGGACTAAAACTACATCCTGTTTTTCGTCTCCACACAACAGGTAACGGCTAATTGTCGATTCACTGAGACTTATTCGCCGAAAACATTCCGAAAAGGGCAATAACGATCCAGCTCCCCCCCTGACAAGAAGTGCACTACCACTTTCAAGAGAGAGCTCTTTTCCTTCAAAGAGCACAACAAACGGGGAATGAACAAAAACAACAGAACAGGCTTCATTCATATCAATTGCCCTGACATTACTGGTCACAAGATAAGTATATATCGATTTACAAAAATACAAGCCGAAAGACCAGTATTCGCAACCACCAGCACGTTTTATGTTCTCTGCCGTTTTTCGGACATAAAAAACCCGCTCAATGGCGGGTTGTATCAAAGTTCATGCGCTTGATTCGCCTCGCGATACAGCTATGCGGAGCGTACCGGAATTGAAGCAGTTTGTGGCTCATTTTGCAATGATTTTTTAAGTATAATCGAACGCTTCTCTCATAGGTGAGTACAAAATGAACTCAGCAACACGCAACCACTGATCAACACGACGTCGGCATGTAATCAACGCCCACTCTGGGTACTGTTCGTTTAATAACTCGGCCATCCTTCTCTTACTCATCCCTCGCCCCACATAACGCTGACTCAGGACATTTAGTAGTCCTGGATGATCCGCCAGAACTTCACCTATAACACTATCAATTTTTAGTGCCTCTGCATCAGTGCAGTGAGTTAACCAGCTTTTTTGCTTTCCTTCGATCATCTCACGCAAGAATGCTTCCAGTTCAGGTTTATCAATCCCTGATTCCCTGATTTTGCGCATGGCTTCATTGATCGCGGTTTTTGTCAGTTTTTTGGATGCCAGCAACTGATTGAACATATTTCCTGTTTTGCCACCACCTATATACGACCAACGCCCCCACATACGCAGTTTCCCCTGGAGCCAGACACTTTCCAGAGTTTTCAGGCGTAAATGCTCACCGCTTTTGCCTGTAATTTCCGGGTATATCATATTTACGCTCACTCACTTTCAATTTTGTAAATCTTCACGCCCAGCCGCCCACCAGGAACGAGCTGACCGCGCACAATATTGATTTCATCAAACTGCTCGTCGTCGATAAGCAATCCCGCATGTGTCAGTGCATCCAGTGGTGCTTTCAGGATATTGTCCAGGTCACGACGGCGCTTATCCGGTGGCTCTGCAATAATCTTTATCGCCAGCCTTCCGGACAGGTTTAATTTCAACCGCTGCTGGCGAACAATTAGCGCCACATCACGGCGATAACGCTCACCGACTTTTGATACAAAATATGTGTTGCCACGACGTCGCCAGTAAGTATTTACCGTCGGCGGATAAGGTAAAATAAACTCATGGCGCATCAGCGCAGCACCTCCTGCACCAGTTTTTCAAACTTTCCAACTTTGGTTTCCAGCTCTGCCACACAATCCACCAGCTCATCCACTGCTTTTTGTGCGCGGTGTTTCGCCTGCATCAGTTCCCTGAGCGCTGGCACCATATCCTTACGAATGGCATCTTTTGTTACACCTGTTTTTTTCCAGTTGTTCCGCCTGTCGCAACATTTCCTGTGCCTGTTTACGTAGTTGTTCAGGGGTAAAAGTCATTGTCTGGTTGTTCAAAAGAAACGCTCCATCTTACTGCTGTCAGTTCGTTTGTTACTGTATCTGCGCGGTCTGGACGGCTGCATTGATGTGGAAAGAACCTGCGCGCTTTCCTGGTCTACAGGCAGAAAATGTCCGTTATAAAAACGTCGGTAAATCGTCCCCAGAGAACCGTTACGTTGTTTCGTGATATTGATTTCTGCAATGCCTCTGGCCTGCGTATCCGGGTTGTACACTTCATCCCTGTAAAGCATCAGAATGATGTCTGCATCCGCCTCTATTTCTCCGGAGTTTTTCAGGTCTGAGTTCATAGGGCGTTTATTGGGCCTGGACTCCACACCACGGGAAAGCTGGCTCAGCGCAACCACCGGTAATCCGCCGGATTTTGCCAGGCCTTTAAGCCCCTTTGAGATTTCACCCACGGCAAGGTCATGACGCCCCGTGGTTCGGGTTTTTATCAGCCCGAGATAATCAACCACCACCAGTGCCGTTTCCGGATGTTTAATCAAATGGTGTTTCGTTGTTACGCATATCTCGTCAATGGTCAGGTTCGCCTGGTCCACCATCCAGATATTGCGTCCGGTCATCAGCTCCACACCCTTAATGAAACGCGCCCAGTCTTCGTCACCAAAGTGAGAGACAGATTTCAGGCGCGATACAGGCATTCCTCCGGCAGCAGACACCATGCGTTCACCGATCTGAATGTTCGCCATTTCCATTGTGAACAGAAGAACACCGCGCCCCTGTTCAGTCACTTTGTCGATGATATCCAGCGCCAGTTCGGTTTTGCCCATTGACGGACGAGCCGCAATAAATACCAGGTCGCCGGGCTCCATGCCGCCTGTTTTTGCGTCCAGTTCATCAATACCGGTCATCAACGTCCTGGATTTCTCCAGCCCCTGATTCCGGCATTCAACACGGTCAACCACTTCCGGAAGCACATCATCAATATGTACCGGCTGAATTGCGCCTTTTTCCATCGACAATGAGGCCATCATGTTTTGAGCATCCTTCAGAGCATCCTCGGCTGCTTCACAGGTATGCGCATCACGTAAATTCTGTAATGCTTCGGTCAGTGTTTTTTCTGCATCGCGCAGTGCGGCATTGCGTCGCAGCGCTGCAACATAGTGTTCCAGAGATGACTTCACCCAGGTTTTACGCCCGGTATCAGTAATCACCGGAGCAAGTTCCGGCATTTCATTACACAGCAGCACAGGATCAATCACACCTGAAACACGAGCCTGTCGGCAGATGCCTGTGTAGATATCCCTATACGCTCGTACAGAAAAAACGTCCGCTGGCAGTGTGGCCAGAATATCCATCACTTCATGATCTGCCCCACGCAGAAAAAACGCGCCAATGACAGCGCCTTCCAGATCATCGTTACGCCATACTGGAGTGGTCATGCAGCCACACCTCCAATATGCGCACGATAGCTGGGCCAGTTAAACGACAACCAGTTGCGTCCCCCGTCTGTGATCCTGTCGGCAATGCGGGGGCTGATGAACGCCCACAACTCTTCCGGTGAAAGGTTGCTGATCAGGATGGTGGGCAGGATGCTTTCGTACCGGGCATTGATAATTTCCTGCAAAATAGCCATTTCAGCCGCGCTGCCAAACTGAACACCAACTTCGTCGATGATCAGCAAATCCATTGACGCATAATGCTCAATAACTTCATCCGCTGTTTTTTCGCTGTCATTCCGCCAGCAGTTTTTCACAGCACGGGTAAGGCGCATCACGTCGGTGATCTCCACGCTGGCCAGATGATTACGGATGATGTGTTTTGCCATTGATACCGCCAGATGATTTTTCCCGGTACCGCAACTGCCAGTCATAACAAGACTGGTGCCGTTCTCCAGCATATCTGGCCAGTTCTCCGCATAGCGGCGACAGGCTGCAAGATTTCTGGCTGCGTCAGGATTAACCTCCAGATAGTTATCAAACTCACAGTCCCGAAAACGCAGGGCAATTCCGGCGTTATCAGTCAGCTCTTCCGCCTTGAGGGACGACAGCTCCATGGTCAAATCGTTGGCCTCAGCGATCAAGCAGTCAGGGCAGCATGAAATTTTTTCTCTGTCCTCGCCATTGCGATCGCTCCACACCAGTATATGCGTATGGTATTTACCGTGTTTTTCGCAATACCCGCGACCTTCACGCATCAGGCAGGAACGATAAGGCCATGGTTTTTCGCCCTTCTGAGCAAATGCAATCTCTGCCCGTAACTCATCCATTCGCGCCTGTAGTCTTGTTTGTTGTTCACGCAGGTTAAACGTCATCATCGCTGTCACCTCAGAATGTCAATTTGTCACTGGATTTACCGAATTTGTCAGACATGGCACCAAGGCCAGACAGGACATCGACCTGTCGCTGTCGCCCACCTCCGGGAGCGGCTGGCTGTTGCCAGAATTCTTCGAAGTGACGATCGGGGCCAAAGAACGTCGCTGCCTGCTTCACGAACTGTGTGCCGGTATTTCCTGTAGCGCGTACCCAGGCGGAATACCGCTTCACACCATCAAGCATGGTCTCCGGTTTTATTCCCTCCCTGATACGAGCTTTCCAGGCTTTGAAGGCTGCTGACTTGGAATTACCACCAGCACGTTTGGGATATTCCTGCCAGGCCTGTTCAAATTCCGGTGAATATTCCTGTCGGGCAGAACGCGCTGGTGCAGACGCGTCAGCGGATGCGCCAATAGTGTTTTTAGTCTCCGTTGTAATCTCTGTAGTAATCTCTGTATTTGTATCAACATTCGGCGTATCCCCTGTTCCGTTATGACGTTGGGGGGTGTTCCGTTTTAACGTAATAGCTGTATCGCTGATTGAGTTATTGCTGTTACTTTCTGGCGAAACAGAAGAAGGTGTGGTGATGGCAGCAATTGCCTGTGGGTTGATCCCGACAAACAAAATATTGCTGCATTTCACCCCGTCTAGCATTTCCACCGTACGTAAATCCAGAGTAATAAACCCAGCATCACGAAGACGCTTCAGCGCATCTGCGGTTTCCCTTTTCCCAAAGCCAAACTGTTCAGCAAACGCCTGATAGCTTCTTTGCAGCTTGTCACCCTGAAAACGCTTGCGATATCCCAGTAAAGCCCCGGTATGCTCATCCCTGACTTCTGTCGGGCGGTACCAGTAAACAATCTCTGAAAGCAGCGCAATGGCAGTCGCATCCGGACGACCACTTGGTAGCCGAATATGTTTCCACCAGTTCGCTGGTGTGACATTGCCAGAAATATTGAGTTGGCCAATAGCCATAACTTCAGGTGTAGGAGCGTAACGGCTCACACGGCACCTCCCAGACGCTTAAACATTTTTCCAGACAGAAATACCGCCAGCGGGTAACTGATGGTGTAGCTACGCCCCTGTAGTTCGCACACGACTTTCTGGCTTTCAGCGTTGACTAGGCAAACCCGCAGAACGTGACCGTTGCTGGTGGCGAACCACTGCCCCACACGGGGGCAACGGTTGTATCGGTGATACAGGGAATTAACGATGCGGCGAATTATGGGTGCGCCTCCTTGTCAGAACCATTAAGTCTGGAATCAACAAGTGCAGCGCCAAAAACAGCATCTCCTACACGGTCATACAGCTTGCTCGCCAGCGGAGATTCAACGGCCTTAAGCATGGGGTAAAGCTGGCTTTTCCAGATTTGATGGATTTCACGCAAATGCAGGTATACGCCTCTGGCGTTTCGTGCAACAGCTGACATATCAACCGCGTCAGCACCAGATAAATTCTTCTCCATCTGGTTAAAGGCGTTGATGTATGCCTCTTTGAACCGGGCTGCACGTTTGCCAGTAAAGCCCATTGCCAGGAACGCGAAGCCATCGCGGGTGATGTGGTAGCAAGGAAGTTTGCGAGTACCGCCGTTGGGCTGGTGTACCAAAATTGATGTCTCCGCAAAATTGCGGGCACAAAACTCTGGAGAACAATCCAAAATGCGGATCTTTTTCAGAACATCGTCATGACGTTTAGAGAAGAAGTCAGCAACAGCCAAAGAAGATGTAACAGCCTGACCATCAACGAT